AAGTATCAAAGCGATTAAACATTTGAGTCAAAGTATCTTCTATAACATTCATAGCATAATCGCTATCAAATTGTACTAGAATACTAGCTAACTGATTATCAGATTGAAGCTCGTATTCTCTGTTGTTCATAAGGAAATCTAACATTAGGCGGTACCTCGGTTATAACGACGAAAAGTTTACAAAGTTCTTATCTATTTGTAACCAGTAGCTTAATTTTTTATATTGAAGAATGTAGATATTATGCCATTTGTCGATAGGTAAGCTTATATCTACTTCTAACTAATTTATCATTACCATCAGTTTTGAATGTAAAATAACTTCTCCCTGTTACTATTCTAAAGAAATAGTAGAAGTCATCCATAAGATCATAGCCATATTTATTATTAATATCACTTTGTAATATAGTAGAAACGGCATGATGGAAACTGATAACCCAATACTGCATATCGTCAAATTCTTTTGCAGTTCTTTGAATATTTAGGAATCCCAATCCTAATAGTATTCTAAATTGAATAAGTTCTAATAGAGAGGCAGATTCTTTTGATTCTAATTCATCCGCTAACTCTTCTTTATCAATATAAAGATCTTTAGTATTAGAATCTACAATGACTCCTTTCATTTCGCAATAATGATGGTTGTCATCATATATATCTTCTAATTCAAATTTTTCTAGAAACTTTATATTTCTAAATGAAGTTTTATAAGATTTTACTAATTCTGAGTTTAAGACCTCATCTACTATATTATCTAACGACTTACTCATTTTATTATATTAACTCCTCTTATCATAACTCTTATTATATTTTTAATCTTAGCTCTATTGTAATCCGTTATCTTCTCTATTGTTTTCATAATAAAGATCTCGCTCTCCAGCATTCATAAGATTATATATAGAGCTTTGAGACATTTCATCTTCATCTTTATTAAAGTCTAAGAAAACAGATGTAGGAAGGTTGTTATTATTTGATGCCATAGAATATTCATCATCAATAGATACGTCATCTGGATTGATTTTATATTTTCTAGCATATGCTTCTCTTACAACTGGATTTTGAAGCATTTCCCTCAAGAGTGCAGTTTCTTGCTTACGCTGTTTCATCATATATTCCCCGAATAATGTATCTACAGCTTTCTGCATTTCTCCCATTTGTTTTTGTACTTCATTACCTCTATCATCATCAGATCTGTTTATATATTCGATCTCTTGAGTGATATCAGTCATATTCTCATCAATACCCATATCGAGAATTTCATCAATATCATCTTCTGTTTTGATAGAGCTTTTTTCTATACCAAATAATTCTCTTAAGTTTTTACCTTCATACCATACATACAAACCTACAAGGTATGAGAATATTTGGTCATCGTGTGTTAAAGCAGAGTGTTCAATCTTACCATTACGTTTTACTTCCAAACCACGCATTTCTTGATAGATGCTTGGAGAGATAAACTTATCTTTATGATAAGTAACACGTTCTCTTAATATTTCTATTAAGAGATCACGAACGTTATTTGTGGATGTAAGACCATAAACCTTTGTCTTACGTTTATTTCTAATAATACGATTACCATCAGTAGTTTCTTCTAGAACTCTATCTTTAATTTCGTAGTAAAGGTTTTTCTTAACAGGAGTTTCTAATAATTTACCAATTACCGATAGTCCGTAACCGTTGTCTTTTGATATTGGCGCAACTCAATATCAGATGGTCAATTCCATTCCACCCTCATTACAAGGAGTGACGAGATCATATGTCGTCCCTATTTCCGATATAGGGCCAGGATTTTTCTTCCACCATAAGCTTGTGGTTCTACGCCCCCGCCAGGGGCTGATCGTTGAACGTATATCTACTAAATAGATATTTCGCTGCTAAACTAGGCCATTTGCAAACTTTTTAAACCATCACGATTATCATCACTGATTGCGTTGTGGTATTGCAACTCTTAACAGCCTTTTCTAAGCAATTAACTCTGTAGGAATATAAGGATTACTCCTTATACTGTGCTTACTTACACCATTTCTTTCTACGTTTACTACGGCATTAGGCATCATATTAGTTACTAGATATTGAACTACTCTAGCAAGTTCTATATTAGAAATTGTATTACATTTTAAATCGGCAAATACTCTAGTTGTCTTAGAGTCTATACAAGTAATACAAGAACTATCTTTAGATACACCACCAGATGGATCGACACCAATGATTGGTGGGTATTTAGGAACTAGATTAGACTTGAGTGGGATTTCTTCATAAATATTGAATTGATATTTACCAAATATAAGAAGTGTCTTCTTAGGCTCTTTACAATATTTACGAATACCATCTAATTCATCTTTAGTGAATGGGTTATTTTCAGATTCATCAGACCATTCAAGAAGAATTTCACGACGAATAAGAGGCCAGTCCCATTCAAGTTCTTTACATTGTCTTTCAAACCATTCTTCTGTATAGCCAAGTTGTTGATAAGTAAACTGGATATGAATAAAGCTTGATAGTTTATTGGCATCTACAATTTCCCGTAATTGCGGATAAGTAAGATCATACCATTGTTCACTAAACTTAGAGGCATTATTCAATACTGTATAAGCATATTTACCTTCGTCATTAGTTAAGAAGCCAGGAGTCGTAGTATATACTACACCGTATGGTACATTGTTTTGTTTAGCAATTTCAATGGCCTTACTCATCGCTGGTCTCATATTACCATAGATGGTTTTCATGAATGGAATAAATGCAAATTCGTCAGCCCATAAGAGAGGGAACGTTTGACCCCGAAGCAAATTAGCTGCAGCCATTTCATTTCTAGCTTTGGCATATGTTTTAATATTGTTTCGGTTGATCGCATTTTCCATATAAACTTGAGTACTTTGTACTTGTTTCTTACGAGTACCATCCATTGTAAACTTAGAATCGAATCTAAGATAAGATGGAAGCAAGTCACGAATATTTCTAATACGAGATAAGTTTAAACGACAGTCTTTAGCTTCTTTGTTTAGAAGAGAGATCTGTGTATTCTGTGTTCTAAAGTTATAAACGTATGTATAAAGAACTGCAGTACCAATTGTCTTACCAGTCTGACGAGGCTGTAATAATAGACAGTCAAAGTTCATGATTGCCATATATAAGAATGCCATATTACCACGGTTCAATAAGAACTTAGATGGTTCACCAGATGATGGGATTCGTACTACTTCTCTAAGATAATACCAGAAGTTATTTCTAACTTCTGCTAATACTTTCATTTTATAAACGGTACTTAAATTAGGATCATGAGGATCAATATTAGCCAAATCTGGATCTAATAGTGCTAGCATAAATCTATGATTTTTAATACCTATAGACTTGAGATAGTTGCTCATCTCTATAAAGGTTTGATTAGTTGTTGATCTATGATAATAAACCCTCTGCCCTTGATTCTCGACCATTCTAATTTCATTTGAAGGCATGATTGAAAATAGTCCTCCTTTAACTAGAAACTAATCTTAAAAGCAGATTATTATGTAAATGTCGCAGTTTATAAAATTAGATTTAAACGTATACTATAGTAATGAATATATTTATACCATAGGAGGAATAAATGGAAACAGTATATTTACAAGTGGCGGATTATGCATATAGAGATTTACTATCTCGCATATTTGGATCTGATAATCAAATGCTTGAAATGTATCATACTTTATTTTTAGTAATATTCTTAATCATCTTTGCTAATAAAGGTATGAATTTTCTTTTAAGAAGAAATCATATAATATCTAAGATTATATCTTATTTACTTTATTTTATAATCATAATGATAGACGTGTGTTTAATTTTGGGGTTATATTAAAATGAAAGAATCTTTTTATACTAAAAGCTGTGAGTTTGCAGTAGAAGCTTTTAATTATTTGAATACCAGGGTTAATAGAACCAGAATACCTTTTTTTCAATTAGATACATCTCCCAATAATTCCAGCATGGGTCATGTAGTAAATGGGGTAATGACTTTAAATATTCATAATATTTTAGAATTGGCAAAAAATAATGATAAGTACGATTGGCCTAATATTAAAGGTCTTATTATACTTACGATAGTCCATGAGCTATCTCATATCAATCAAAATATAGATTATGACAGATTTAGTAAAGATGATACATATCGTGATAAGATAGAGATGGAAAATCATTATAATGCTTTAAATTTTATTCTTAATAGAGAGGAAGAGTTACATGGAATTTTTGGAGATTATAGTGATGATATTTGTTTGGATCTTGAGCTAACACAACAATGCTTAGAGAATCCACAGTATAAGAATTCTTATAAAATGAGAAATACAGATACAGTTGCTATGATTACAATGGTAAATATGTTTAGTAATGTATCTAAAGCAGAAAGATCTAGGATATATACTTTGATGATGAATGCCACTAGAGTAGTAGTTCATTATAGAGAAATAAAAGAAGGCCCTATATTATTTTCTGATATAGTAAAAGATGAACGTGGTATCTGGTATACTTATAAGATATTCAATATAGTAAAGTTCTTATACAAACTTCCAGCATATAATGCATTAATTATGGCAGAAGGTGGAACTGATCTAGTATTTTATATGACCAGAGAAGAATCATCTACTCCTATATCTGAGAATGCTGGACAATATGTAGCAAATATTATTAATCCACAATAAGAGTAGGGTATAGGCACAAAGCCTATACCCTTTTTTTTTAATTTTCTTTTTTAAGATTAATGAATAATTCACACCAGTTTTCTAGTGTAAGATCTACTAATTCTAATATATCTTCCTTTTTGTATTTGTTTGCAAATTCATAATCTTTATCAATATATTCTATTACTGATTGATAAATACGTTCAAATAATTTATCGTATAAATCATCATCTATTGACCCTTTATTACCTTCAAATAAAACAGTCGAATAGAAATTTTTAAAATCTTTTGTATCCATTATGGCTGATACAGATTTGCCATCTAGACTTCCATAAACATTTCTAATTGTTTTTAGTCCATTTTCATCTAACGTTAAATTCTTATCTTGGTATTCAAAATAAATTGTAAAGATATTAAATAATGTGGCTCTTATAACTTCATTTACGAATGCCTCATATACTTTATCTTCTCTTTTTCTTTCATACTCAGAAACACTGCATCGATCAAATAGCCTGCATACAATTCTGTTTCTAATAGACTTGCAACTACTGATAGTTTTCTTATATAAAATTCTTGTAACTCTCCAAGTATTGATTGTATATTTAAGTTCTTTTTTTATAAAACCTAAATTTGTATGACTTCTTAAAAGAGTATAATAAGTTAGTACAGATACAATACAGATTACATATACTGCTGCAATCAAGAATAATTTGTCTGAAGATATAACGTCAGACTCAGAACCTATAGATATAAAATAATGGTTTAAAATATATGGAGTAAATGCACCTAAAATTATAGTGCCAATAATAACCCCAAAATATGTAGCCTGTAATCTCCACCTGTACATCAAATGAGCTAATATAATACTAGCCAAATCTTTTTTTAGTTTGAAGCTAATTATAATATCTTTCATAGTATAGCCTATCCTTGTATAAGATTCTTTACTCTCCGTTTTAAGAAATCTTGCACATATCTATAGAATTCGTCCTCTTCAAACATACTAGGGATATTATCGCTTGATGAATATTTTGCTAAGAAGATTTTTTGATAAGTTGATCTAAAATGAACTCTATCAAAGAGATTATATCTATCGTCTCTATCTTTTCTATCAACGCCTAAGATACAATCAAATAGGTCATTATAAATTTTATTTGAGCTTAATACATTCTCAAATTTATCATTTACCTCTTGACCATCATCAGATTTGCGTCTGACGATGCAATGTTTTCTTAACATACCAATTCCAGGTGATAATAAATAAACCTTGTCTGGGAAAACATCTAGCCCACAATAGATTGAAGAGAATTCATCTATATCTAAGAACAATTTTCTAAAAGGAACACCTAAATCCTTATACCCAGATTTAGTACAATTTAGTGGTTGGGTTAAGCATAGGTGATTAATAGCAGAATCAAATATTTTGCCTTTGTTCATAATATTATATACCAAAGTGGATAATAGCCATCTGTCAAGAATAATAATAATCTTTTCATTCTCCAATTTAGGAGCGATGATATTATTAAAAGTATCCTTCATGTTTATAATCATCAAACTTTGAAGAATATCAGTAGGATAATTTTCAATAGTTAGCAGCTCTCTGATCTTTTTATATATCTCACTACCATCATTATATGGAAGAGATAAAGTCATAGCTGTATAACCATCGAATTCTTCAGGATGACTGTTTATGTAATCAGATAACTTTTTACATGTTGTAGTCTTACCAGAACCATCGGTTCCCTCTACAACAATAAGTTTACCTAAGTGATTATTACTTGAAAACATATATACCCTCCTTTGGATATTATTAAAGTGTTGTTTTAAATTGTTATAAGAATAAAGAGTATACCAGCCAAGGTATACTCTTCTGTCTTTGTTATTATTAGAAATAATCAGCAACACCATTCAAGATTTCATTTTGAATAGCTTCTTCCAAGGACAATACGATTCTATCACCATTTTTCAATTGCATAGATACCGTACGGCCATCTTCATTTAGATTGATTCCATTGTATAAGCAATCAAATGTTTCTAGTACTGTTTTGATATTAGCAGATTCGGAAATCAAGAAAGAGTTAATTTGAGATTGAGTCAATGGTACCAAAATTTCAGAAGATTCTGCAAGGTTACCATATTTAGCAATATTATTAATTTCTTCACTACGACGGAATAATTCAGAAGTAGGATTGATTTTATAATACTTCATATCACCATATTGACCAACAGATTCTGTTGTTACGATAGAAGTAGTATATGCTTTAGAATGAGAAGGGAAATATACACGGTCATATGTAATGATTTGCATACCCTTTACAGTCATTCTACCATTTTCATTTGCCAAGGAACCAACAGCTCTAAGAGAGAAAGAAGGTTTTTGACCGTCTCTTAAATCATCATTAAAAGATCTACCTAGATCATTATTAGTACCACGGAAATGAGCTTTTACAA